CCAGTAACGTCTATGCCTGTGTTATTAACAGATAAGCGCACTGTGCCGTTGTAAAATGCTTGAACACCAGCATCTTCAGTAACAATAATCATGTTCTGACTATCAGGTGCTTCCATCCTGATTTTGTTGCTTCTGATTTTTAAGTCGCCAGTTCCTGCGTCTTTAATCCAGCTATTAGACCCATCATGATAAATCTGTAGGTCATCACCAGCACCAAACGTAGCCTTGTCGTTGTCGCCAAACTTAACGTCATTACCGTTAGTAGCTAAGTCTTGAGTCAAGGCAACATTAGGGTTGATGATGTTGTTGTTGGCTACAGCATTCCAAGCAGAACCTGTCCACACATACGTGGTGTTGTTGGTAGTATTAAAGTACAACGCACCAGCTACTAAAGCATTGCCCTGTACATCTACAGTAGGCTCAGAGCTAGACGCACCTACGTAAGTGTTGTAGTAGTTACTCCAAGTAGAAGCAGCGTTGGAAGAGTCAGTGGCACTTGCAGCAGCGTTAGTCTCGCTAGTGGCTGCATTGGTTGCACTTGTGGCAGCAGCAGATGCGCTAGAGGCTGCGTTCGTCTCTGAAGTTGCAGCGTTGCTTGCGCTAGTGGAAGCTGCTGATGCACTGCTTGCGGCAGCACTGGCTGAACCAGAAGCAGCACTCTCACTACCAGAAGCTGCACTAGCGGAACTAGAGGCAGCAGTAGCGCTATTGCTTGCGGCAGTAGCACTGTTGCTTGCGTTGGTTGCAGAGGTAGATGCAGAGGATGCACTGGAGCTTGCACTGCCAGCACTAGTAGAGGCAGCAGAGGCACTGTCAGACGCACTGGCAGCACTTGTAGCGGCGTTAGTGGCGCTAGTAGTAGCATTCTGTACATCAGCCATGTTATCGGCTACAGAGGTAACGTCAGCGCTTATACCAGCTACGGTGTCAACGTCACTGCTGATACCAGCTACAGTTGATACATCACCAATGTTACCCGCTACTGTACCTATGTCACTTGCGTCGGCAATGACAGTGTCCATCTTAGACTCTAGGCCAGCTACGGTTGTTACGTCGCTGCTTATACCTGCTACGGTAGTTACGTTACCGGAGATACCCGCTACTGTGCCAATGTCGCTTGCGTCAGCAGCTACAGTATTAATGTTTGTATTGTTACTTGCTACAGCGTTTACACTAGCAATGTTGTCACCAACAGTGTTTACGTTGCTAATGGAAGTGGCTACTGTGCCGATGTCTGAGGCATCTCCAGCTACTGCTGTGATGTTGGAAGAATTAGTAGCTACAGTGTTTACGTCAGCAATATTACCTGCAACAGTATTGACGTTAGCGATGTCGTTGTAGACACCTGTAATCTCTGTAGTCTTAGCTGCTACTGCTTGTACTTCAGCACTGTTGGCTATACTAGCGGAATTTGCTGCTGCTGTTGCTGAAGTAGATGCTGCTGTGGCTGAGTTAGACGCTGCCGTAGCAAAACCTGCTGCGTCTGTTGCTGAACCAGAGGAAGCCGTTGCGTTGTCGGAAGATGTACTGGCGTGGCCTGAAGCGGCTGTTGCTGAGGCGGCTGCGTTAGTCGCACTTGTGTTGGCGTCAGTAGCGCTACTAGCTGCTTCACTTGCTTTAGTAGTAGCTATACCTGCCTGTGTAGTTACTGCGGATATTGTGGAATCGTCAGTTGAATCACTGGCTCCTCCTGTTCCTCGATAAATAGCCATTCATAGCCCCTACGAAAAAAAGTGATGATAAGAAATGAGGGTGTAAAAGAAGGGACTCCCGTTAAGGAGCCCCTTAGTTGTCTTAGCCGTTTACAGCTAGAACGAGACCTGCTTCTGGACGAAGTACCTGAGTACCGTACAGAGTGTCAGCAGTGTAAAGAGTGCCTAAGAACTCTTGCTTGTACTGAGTCTGAGAGCGAACACCCTGCTGCTCAGCAAGAACCATAGCGTCCTTGTGGAACAACATTGCACCTTTAACGATACCACCAGCAGCGTTCTGGTCAGCAGTCTCAAGTACAGGACAGTTAGAAGTAGTGTATACGTCAATGCCGTACAGGTTACCAATCTGACCGTTCTTAACACCACGACCATCTACGAAGTCAGAAGACATGTAGCGGTCAACACCCATGATAGCGTTACGGATGGAAGGAGGAACTACGAAAGAACGACCGTCCATAGGAACGTCTGCGTCGTCCAGCTTCTGGATAGCAGCACGGAAACCAGCATCGTTAAATACGTCACCAGCAGCTACAGCATCAGCAGCGTAAGCTTCGATACCAGTCAGAGCCAGAGAAGTTGTAAGTGTTGCTGTGAATCCAGTCGGAACCACTACCGTTGTCGTCACCGAACTTCTTACCCAACAGGAACAAATCTTCGTCAACCTGCTTAGACAGACCGTAGCCTGCGTCACCAGTGTAGAACTGACGGAGAGAAGCCAGAGCCTGTACTTCGGTGATGTCTTCAATCAAGCGAGAGAACTCAAAGTGCTTGTCGATAGAAATCAAAACTTCTTCTTCAGTTCCGTTCTGAATAGTAACAGCGGTGTTAGCTGCTTTAGCACTAGCGGAACCACGGAGAGGCTTAGGTACGTGAATGGTGTCGCCTTTCTTGCCTGACATGCTCATCTTCTTAACGAGGTTAGCCAGAACTAAGTTAGACTTGTATGCTGCGACAACTTCGTCACTCCAGATTTCTGGGATGAAAGTTGCTGCGCTTGTGTTGTCAACCATACCGCCTGTGGCGGGATATACTGATGTAGCCATGAGATAATACCTTTAAATGATAATAGTTAAGTTAGCGGACTCTCTTTTCGGCATACGCTTTAGTAATTTCATCACTAAGTTGTAAGTACCGTTCTGGGTCGTCCTGCATTAGTTTAATAATGTCTGAACGTCTGTAAATTTTTCTAGACTGTTGTTGTCCATTACCCTTTGTACTTCCTGTAGAGGCTGACTTAATTGCTTCCTTACGTCCTGCCTTCTCAGCAGCTAAGGTCTGAGTTACTACACCTTGACGCTCCTTCCAGTTAGTCAGAAGTTCGTCAGCAGCTTCGTAATCATAACTACGGTCTGCCTGAGCAAAGAGCTGGGTTCTAATCTTAGAGCCTTTAATCCAGTCAACAAACTTAGAGTCAGCGATGACCTCTTGCATATCTGGGTGTCGTTGGGTTAGTTGTGACAGCGCAGATGTACGTTTGTTTTCTAGTGTTGTTTCTTCAGCCTTCTTAATTGAAGGGTGATTAGCAATAGCTCTAGCGACAGCCTTGTCTGGGTCTGAGAAAAAATCTACTTCTTCTTCAGGGTCTTCAATTGGTGCTTGTGGTGTTTGGGTGTCGAGTTGTGTCTGAATGTAACTATCAACTACGCTACGTAACTCCCCCACTTCACTGCTCTGTCTACCTAAAAGCTTTTCAGCTTCTTGGTGCATCCTTACAATATCAGCAGTTGACTTTCCTTTGTACTTATCGGGGATGTCATCTTCGTTTACAGTTTCTGTTTGAGGGGTTGACTCTTGCGGAGCTTCCTCTGGTTCAGNTGCTGTATCAAAAGTTGTAATTTCTTCTTCTTCGTTGATGTCCTCTGGACGCTCGTCTATAAGTGTTGCCATTATTAAACTCCGTGATATATTATCATTGTGGAGGTTTCATGTAAGTAAAGCTTCTGATTACTCAGAGTTGGCCTTACGCTCTTGCTTCAGTTTCTGTTCGCGCATTTTCATCCATTTCATCGTAGCACCTACATTATCACCAGAAATAGGGTCAATCTTACTACGAACAGGGGTAATCATTTTGTTAGAAAGCTGACCGCAAGTAGCACAGTCAGCCTCCTTAGTATTACTGTCTATAAATAACTCAGTAACGTGTCCTTCTGGACATTGGAAATCAAACATAACCCGCATCAGGAGGCTTCTTGCTCTTCATCAGGCTCTTCTTGTGCCTGTTCCTCTGCGGCTCTAATCTGTTGCTCCAGTGTCAATAAGCTACCAATGATAGAAAGCTGACCCTTACGGAAGTGCAGGTTGTTCTCATCTGTAGTTTGTTCCACTGAGTTAATGTGTACAGAGTTAGCCTGTAAATCAGCAAGAAGAGACTTCCAGCCTTCGTTACGGAACAACGTGTACATGCTTTCGTAATACTTTTCTAATTCTTTGTCAATCATACTGTTTATCCTTTACTGGACAGTTTAAGGTTTAAAATTTAAGTAACTGATTAAAGTATACTATAGTACATTATAGCATATTTTAAGGTAAAAGTCAAGTGTTATTTTGTCTTCTTTTTAGCAGCAGATGCTTTGTTCTTTACAGCTCTCTGGCCCCTAATAGGCATCTTATTGCCCTTCTTTGATGTTGATTTTCCACATGCCATGTTATTTCCTCGATTTAGCGCCGGAACACTTCCAACGTTTACGTGATAAGTTATTAGGAGTATTAGGGTCATTCTGTTTAGCTTTAGGCAAGCCCTTCTTAATGCCAAGGCTTCTAGCACAGTAGCTATCGCCTTTAGAAGTCCCCGGTTTTAC